CGGATGCCACATCTGCTATAATTCGCATAGCATGATAGGAGTTATCTAAATGGCGAGCTTTAACAAAGTAAACGATTTTGTGGTAAACGCAGTCCACAACATGGATCTTGCAAGCGACCAGCTTGCGGTTGCTCTAACAAATACTGCGCCGGGAAGTGAATCAAGCAATCCAACCGCAGATGGTAACGGCATTGTTGGTAATCTCACGCAGATTAGCTACACCAACTGCTCTTCTCGCAACCTGACTACAAGCTCATCATCACAGTCTAGTGGTGTATATAAGCTGGTTGTTGCAGATCTTACGCTTACTGCCTCTGGTACGGTTGGTCCCTTCCGTTACATCTATATCTTTGATGATACGGTTACTTCTCCAGCCGATCCGATCATTGGGTACTATGACTATGGCACCTCATTGACGCTGAACAACGGTGATACGTTCACCTTAGACTTCAGCCCAAGCAACGGTGTCATCCAACTAACATAAGGCAGTATCATGGCGAAGCTCTTTAACAGAGCCAAGATGACAACCAGTACCACGGGTACTGGTACAATTACTCTTGGCAGTGCATCTACGGGGTTTCAGAGTTTCGCGGATGCTGGGGTTAGTAACGGTGACGTAGTACAGTACGTTATCGAAGAGGCAACTAACTTTGAAATAGGCACTGGTACATATACCGCTTCTGGCACAACCCTTACAAGGACTGTGCAAGAGAGTTCAAACTCAGATAACGCCATCAGCCTCGCGGGGAATGCTGTTGTCTTTATTAGTGCGGTAGCCAGTGACCTAAATATTTTGCAAAATGCAGGGTCTACCAAGGTTGCAGCGACATCTTCTGGTGCCACGGTTACGGGTAACTTGGCAGTTACGGGCACGGTTGACGGGCGTGATATCGCAACTGACGGTACAAAGTTAGATACCGTAGAAACCAATGCTGACGTAACAGATAGCGCGAATGTTGGGTCTTCTCTCACGGGTTTCGCTACGGGTACAGATGCAGGTTCCTCTGATCTTATTCCTGTTTATGATGTAAGCGCATCTGCTTGGGAAAAGCAGACGATTGCTAATGCGGCGTTGCAGGGACCGACAGGGCCTACTGGCCCTACAGGGGGCACTGGTCCAACGGGTCCGACAGGCCAAAAAGGTCAGAAGGGTGAGGTGGGCAATACAGGCCCAACAGGCGGGACAGGGCCAACAGGTCCGACAGGCCCTCAAGGCCAGAAGGGCCAAAAAGGGCAGACAGGCAACACGGGTCCAACTGGTTCGCAAGGTCCGACAGGGCCAACGGGTTCAACGGGTCCAACAGGTGGGACTGGTCCGACTGGTCAGAAAGGGCAGAAGGGTCAAACTGGTAGCACAGGTCCAACAGGCAGCACAGGTCCAACAGGCCCAACAGGGTCGCAGGGTCCGACTGGTGGTACAGGCCCGACAGGTCAAAAGGGTCAAAAGGGAGAAGTGGGTAGCACTGGGCCTACGGGTCCAACTGGTTCGACAGGCGGTACAGGGCCTACGGGGCCGACAGGTCCAACAGGTCCAACGGGAACACCGTCTACAACTTTAGCTGCCGTTGGATCATATGCTTGGATGTTTAGCACAACCGCAAGCACTGCTGGAATTGCATCTAACAGCACTTATGCTGGCTCTGGCTTGAGATATAATGGTTATACCACCTCTAATATATATAATGGAAACCTTTATAGTTATGGGAATACTGCTCCTTCTGCTCCAGCAGGTACTTGGAGGGCTATGGGGCACGCTCAAGATAATAGGTTCGCCCATTACAACGCTACTTTATTTGTAAGGATTAGTTAGATGAGCATTACAATCACACAAGTCCGTAACGCGGCATCACTACAGTCTGACAATCTTCGTATGAATGTAGAGATTAACCATCCCAATTATGGTTGGATACCTTATACTGTAGATCCCTCTGATACAGATGAAACTATCGACAATGATGCTGTCATGTCTTTAATTGGTAACAGTTTTGAACCCTATATTGCGCCAACTCAAGACGAGCTTGATGCAGAAGCGGCAATAGATGTTAGATTTGCGCGAGATGCTAAATTGGCAAACGATGTTGACCCAATAGTATCTAATCCTTTGCGCTGGAATGAGCTTACTGATGCTCAACGTACAGCATGGATGCAGTACAGAATAGACTTACTGAATATTCCCCAGCAAGCAGGGTTTCCGTACAATATGATTTGGCCTACTAAGCCAGAATAGATTTATACTTGGGAGGGTATTAAGTGCGACAGAATTGGCAAATGTGGTCTGGCGGGTTATCCGACGCAGATATCTCAACGATTTTTATGGAAGCTTCTAAGTTCAACACACAAGCAGCGACAACCTTCAACAATGCAGATACAAGCGTAAGGTCAAGCGATGTTGCTTGGTTGAGCGGCAATGAGGCGGTTCAAGATATTCTTTGGAAATATGTTAAGGCTGCAAACGATAACGCTTTTTATTTACAAGTAGAAAATATATGCGACATTCAATTTACAGAATATCACGCTACTAAAGGCGGTCATTACGACTGGCATATAGATGTAAACTGGGATGGCAACAAAGCGCGAGATAGAAAGTTAAGCGTTACAGTGCAGCTTTCAGATACAAGCGAGTATGAGGGCGGCGGCTTTGAGTTCGCGGAGTGCCAAACGCCAGACGCCTCATCCCGCATAAAGGGAACTGTTCTAGTTTTCCCTAGTTATTTGCAGCATAGGGTTTTACCTGTTACATCTGGCACAAGAAAAAGCCTTGTTGCTTGGTTTGAAGGCCCAAGGTGGCAATAATATATCAGATTTCTCTGTATGGTCAGGCTTATGATGCACGGGGGAAAGACTGGAATACCGTAGAGGATGAGACGGGCTGTGTAAGAAACTCACAGTGGCGTGACCCAATACTCGACAGACCCTTGTTAGTAACAGAATTTGGATGTGCCGTAAGCCATCTCAGGACTTGGGAAAAGATAGTCGCGTCTAACCGCAACGGCATAATCTTTGAAGAAGATGCAGTTTACGACAGCATTGACCCAAGTGCAGTAGATACCCTACTGAAAGAACATGACAGCGTTTGGTTGGGATATCGCCTTAATACTCTTGGCTATTGGTATAATTGTCATGCTTACGCTATTAGACCAGAAACCGCCAAGAGATTGATAGAAGGCTACAAGGATGCTATCATCCCTGTAGATGAGTGGGTGCCCGCCAAGCTAAAAGTTCAATCGAACTTTTTCTTTACACCAGAGGTGGTAAAGCAGATACCTAGAGAAGTTAGACCAAGCACGATTGAGGGGGAATCAATGCAGGTACATGTACTAACAGTTGGAACAGACCAAAGCAAAATGTGGGCTTTAGAGCAATCTGCAAAAGCGCACGGAATAACGTACTTAAATCTAGGCCGTAACGTAAAGTGGGCTGGCGGCACAATGGAGGCCCAAGGTGGGGGCCAAAAGATTAACTTTGTACGCAACCACCTTGAATCCCTGCATGATGGGGATGTGGTGCTGTTCGTTGATGGGTATGATGTTATCATAAACGATACGTTGCCTACTATCTTAGAAAGATATGAGGATATGGGTGCGGATATCATATTCGCAGCGGAAAAGAATTGTTGGCCCGATCCGACAATGGCGTCACAATTTCCTTTGTCAACAATCTATAGATATTTAAACAGCGGCGTTTACATGGGTAAGGTGAGTTATCTAAAGGCTTTTTTTAATGAGGCCGTGCCCAATGACTCTGATGATCAACTGTGGATGCAGAAAAGATTTCTGTCACCCGCTTGGCAAGCAACGGGTTCTGCTAATCTTGATTATGAAGGCTACATCTTTCAATGTGACGATGATGTTGAGATTATCAACGGCCAACTAGCAAACGGCATGTGCTGCCCATGTATCTATCATGGTAATGGTGGAGATGACGCTAAGGTAAGATTTAAAAAACTTGCTGATAAATTTGGCTATGTAGAAGAGGCAGAGGTATTATCTCCAGTATACCATAAGGGGCTTGAGTACGAAGAAGTTGCGCCAGAGATACTGGTAACGGATTTTATGACGGAAAGTCAGTGTCAAAGGTACATTAAAGCATCAGAAAGCCGTGGTAGATGGGGTGAGCTTGATGGGGATAAATTCCCAGCGCAAGAGATAAGGCTTAAAGAACTAGGCCTATGGGACGAGATATCAGAGCAATGGTCTGATAAGTTAAGCAAGATCTGCGAGAAGCATTGGCACCCAGAAGCCTACCTTGGTCTGCGTGATGCGTTTACTATGCGTTATTCTATGGACACACAGACAGAACTAGGGCTGCATACAGACGCATCTTTGTTTACGGGCAGCGTTAAGCTCAACAACGACTATGCTGGTGCGGAGCTTGTTTTTCCTAGACAAGAGTTTACAAACAAGGATGTAAAAGTTGGGCAGTGCATTTTGTTTCCGTCTATGGTAACACATGGACATAAGGTTCTGCCTTTGCGTGGGGGAAAGAAGTATAGCTTGACCATGTGGACCTGTCGATATGAGGGTGACTCAAACTAAAAACAATGTTAGTTTCTTGCTATGTTAGGTTACAGCCCCATAGCAGGCTCTGCACTCGCGTCTTCTGGACATGAGATTATTGTTGTTAGCTTAGACCACGGTTCTTTTGCGCTTTCTGGGCAGACAATTGATTTTGGTATTAGCGAAACATTAGACAACGGCAGCTTTTCTCTTGCAGGGCAGGCTGTTTCTGTGATTGCGGGTAAAGGGTTGGCGGTTGATGCTGGGTCTTTTTCCCTTACAGGGCAGGCGGTTGGGACCGTTATATCTGTAAATATGAGCGCGGCTCATGGTTCTTTCGCGCTTACAGGGCAAGATGCAAGCGGCTTAGTTGGAGAGATATTTGAGGCGGGTGGGTTTAATCTTACGGGTCAAGCTGCGAACTTTAACAAAGCCCTTAAATTAGACGCCGCTCATGGCTCCTTTACTCTTACGGGACAAGATGCGCCTCGTGCTATTTCAGAGACGTTAGATCAAGGGTCTTTTGCGCTTACAGGGCAGGCAATAAACTTTAAAAAATCAGCTAGTTTAGAAGCGGGTAGCTTTGCACTTACTGGGCAAGACTCTTTCTTTGTGGTTACTTTAACAAAAGTCTTAGCAGAGGGCAGTTTCTCCCTAACAGGCCAGACTTTAAACCTTTTCTTGCAAAGAAGGGTTGTAGCAGACCAAGGATCTTTTGTTCTGACTGGTCAGGATGTTGATTTAAACCGTGGTTTTAAATTGGATGCAGATCACGGGTCTTTTGCTTTGACGGGTCAAGACGTAAACCGCAAGGTTACAGAGATCATGGACACCGGAGTGTTCGCACTTGCGGGTCAAGATGCAACACTGAAGCTGGGAGAAGCTGTAGAAGGCGTTTCAATTACCGTATTCATTGGGGGCGCTGCTGTTTACGGTCTAATACTACCTGATCAAGATCCAAATTGGATAAGAGTAACACCTGCACAAGATCCAAATTGGATAAGAGTAACACCTGCACAAGACCCACAATGGACCCTTGTTGCTTAGAAACGGAATAAAACGTATATTAAGTGCAATTGAACTTTTTAGATAGGCGCTCAGATGGCTACATATACAGACGCAAATGGCGTTAAACTAATAACTACAGGTGACGAGGCTGGTACATGGGGTTCTAGTACAAACGTCAACTTGCAAATCCTTGATCGTGCAGCTAACGGCTTTGAGTCTATCGCTCTCAGTTCAACGACATATACTCTGACCCTTTCTGCACAGCCTTCTTCTGCGGAAGACGGGCACTATAAGGCCATAAAGTTTACGGGATCACCGGGCGGCACATGTACAGTAACTCTGGATCAGAACGACAAAGCTAGAGTGTATATGTTGCTCAACTCAACAAACCAAGCGTTAATTATAACGCAGGGGTCTGGTGGAAATGTTACTCTTGAGGTTGGCAAAGGAGCCATTGTTCTTGCAGATGGCGCAGGATCTGGTGCGGCAGTAACCGACTTTACCGCTGCGGTGCAGAATGTGACAGATTTATCTAGTCCATTCAATGTTGGGGCTACCAGCGTCACGACATCTGGCGTAGAGTTAAACTTGCTGGATGGTTCAGCGGCTGGCACTATCGCTAACAGTAAGGCCGTAATTTACGGGTCATCTGGCGAGGTAAACGCTACAACGCTACAGATAGCGGGCACATCCATAACTGCCACGGCTGCGGAGTTAAATTTTGTAGATGGTGTTACCTCTGCAATACAAACTCAAATGGATAGTAAAATGCCTCTTGGAACTGTAGCTGTAACAGTGTCAAATCCCGGTGCTGGAAATAGATATTATATAGATGGATCTTTACAACAGACGTTGGAGATAAAACCTTCTGTTACATACAGGTTTGATCAGTCTGATAGTTCTAATAGTGGACACCCTTTGCGCTTCAGCACAACTTCAGACGGTACTCATGGTGGGGGCAGTGAGTTTACAACAGGTGTTACAACGGTGGGCACACCGGGAAGTGCTGGAGCTTACACGCAAGTAAAGCTGGAGCAAGATGCTCCTTCTATTTTATATTATTATTGTTCAGTTCATTCTGGTATGGGCGGCAAGTCCGTGGTTCGTGGTGTGGGAGACCTTACAGCAAGCCGCGCTTTGACATCTGATTCCAATGGGGATGTTGCAGTATCAGGAGTCACCACAACAGAACTTAATATTTTAGACGGGCTTACAGCAAGTACGGCAGAACTTAACATCATGGACGGTGTAACAGCTTCTACGGCAGAGCTTAACATTATGGATGGCGTTACAGCGACTACGGCAGAACTTAATTATGTTGACGGTGTAACGTCTGCTATCCAGACGCAGTTAAATGCAAAAGCTCCAATCGCTTCACCCACTTTTACGGGCACTGTAACTATTCCGGGGGTAACGGTTTCTGGAGGAACCCAGAACTGGACAGCCACTGCAAGCGGAACCAATCTTACTTTTGCCTACAACGGCGTTAATAAAATGAGAATTGATTCTAGTGGCAACTTGACCGTTACGGGTGATGTAACTGCATTTGGTAGCCTGTAATGACTATAACCTCACTAGATAACTTTGGTCACGCAAGCGGTTCAATATCTATGAGTGAGTTACGTGATTATTACGGACAGTCAGGTGCTGTTTCTCTGAGCGGTGATTTAAGCGGTAGCTCTAATCCTGTTCCAGACAGTTTGCCGTCTTCAGGTAGTGCCTTAACGTTTTCTGATTATCGAAATGCAAATCGTATACTAAGGAAAAAAGGCACAACAGAAACAAAAGCAAGTGGATCTTCTTGGTCGCCAGCACAGTCAGGTTGTGTGCAGTATAATGTATATGCTCTAGGTGGTGGTGGTTCTGGTGGTGGTCACTCAACGGATAGCGGTCGTGAAAAGGTTGCCTCTGGCGCTGGTGCAGGTGGTGCAGCATTTCGTAAATACTCTGTACAAGATCATAGTATAACCTCTGCTACTATTAGTATTGGTGCTGGAGGTGCAGGCGTTTCTTATACCGGTGGCAGTGGAACAGTTATATCAGGTCGCAATGGTGGAACGACAACATTCAACCCTAATGGATCTGGAGCAACCATCTCTGCTACGGGTGGCTCAAGAGGTTTTGGTGGTAGGCAGGGTAATATAGACGCTACTGTAACAGCTACACTACCTGTAGGTGAAAACTCTTCTGCTACAATTATTGGGGCTTGGGGCACTTGCCCTGCTTCATTAGGCGGCTCCGGTTCTGGTGGAGAAAACAATTACACTGGTGGGAATGGCCCCGGTTTATCCATAGGGGGTGACGGATCTGCGGCTACAGGTGGTGGTAGTCCAAATTTAGGCTCTGGTGGTGTAAATGGTTCTACCATAAGCGCAAGTGGATATGCAAAAGGGGCAACTACAGGTGCGCCCACAAAACCTTCAGAGTGGGGGTCTGATGTAAGTGTTACTTTCCAAGGTGGTGCGGGTGTACAGCACTCTAGTGGTGCGGCGGGTGCTTCTGATGCAGGGAATAATTACGGTGCAGGATCAGGCGGCTCTGCATCAGAAAGCGGTGCAGGTTCCTCTGGAGCAGGTTCCTCTGGAGCAATCTTTGTAACTTATTATGAGGTTAATACGTAATGGCCTACACCGATCTTAGGTTCAAAGCAGGTATCAATAAAGAAATTACCCCGTACTCTGAGGAGAATGGGTGGGTTGATTGTGATAAGGTACGTTTTAGGTTTGGATATCCAGAGAAGCTTAACGGTTGGGAGAAGAACTCAGGCAACGCTTTTCTTGGGTTGTGCCGTGGGCTGCATGAGTGGGTTGCCCTCAACGGCGAAAGGTTTCTAGGTGTAGGCACAGAGCAAAAGTATTACATCAAGCAGGGTACAGATTATAATGACATTACCCCTATTAGATTAACTACATCTGCGGGAGATGTTACTTTTGCTGCTACAAACGGTTCTCCTGTGATCACGGTTACAGATGTGAACCACGGCTGTGTTGTTAATGATTTTGTAACTTTTTCTGGGGCAGCTTCATTAGGTGGCAACATAACCGCAGCGATACTCAATCAGGAGTATCAAGTTATAGAGGTTATAAACGGTAACGAGTACAAAATATCTGCGCGTACTGTGAGCACTATTCCAAGCATTACTATTACAGGGGGGCTGAACGCTACGCCCGTGAATGCTAATGGTAGCGACACAGGTAATGGCGGCAGCAGTGTTGTCGGAACCTATCAAATAGGCACAGGCCTAAACTCTTCCGTTGAAGGCGCAGGTTGGGGCGCAGGTTTGTGGGGCGGCACGAACAACAGCGCCTTCCAGACTACTATAGCAGAGGATCTGGACAATTCTGAGACAGGGGTGGATGTAGCCACAGGGCAAGGATCAAACTTTGCAACTAACGATGTTGTTTTGGTGGGCAGTGAACTTATGACAGTGGGATCAGTCGCTACAGATACGTTGACAGTTACTCGCGGAACCCGTGGAAGTAGTGCTGCCACACATAGCAACGGTGCAAACATATTCCTTACGTTGGGCAACACAGACAGTGCTAATAACTTTAATGGGTGGGGTGAAGCAGTTGCCACGGGAACCCAAACCGCAACCACAAACCTGCGTATTTGGTCGCATGATAATTTTGGCGAAGACCTTATCTTTAACGAGCGCAATGGTCAGGTGTTCTATTGGGATAAAACGAACGGCGTGACCACCAGAGGCATAGAGCTTTCTACGTTGACAGGAACGCCGACCTCTGTGCCCCAGAAGGCGGCACAAATACTCTTATCGGATCGTGATAGGCACGTTATTGCTTTTGGCGCAGATGGTTTGGGTGCGACCTCCTCGACAGCAAAGGGTGATGGAACTCAAGACCCAATGCTCATTAGGTTTTCAAGCCAAGAAAACCCTATTGATTGGTATCCCACTACTACAAACACAGCGGGTGATCTGCGAATTGACTCGGGCTCAAAGGTTGTACAAGCCGTAGAAACAAGGCAGCAAATCCTAGTATTTACGGACGTTGCCATCTACGCAATGCAGTTTATTGGGCCTCCATTTACGTTTGGTATTAACCTTATTTCTAGCAACATAAGCATTGCCGCGCCAAAGGCCGCAGTTGCCGTGGATGATGCTGTATACTGGATGGGCTCAGCGGAATTTTACACTTACAACGGTGCGGTACAACGTCTGCCTTGTACGGTTCGTGATCATGTGTTTAACGATTTTAACTCTGCACAGTCTGATAAGGTTGTGGCGGGGTCAAACATATCGTTCTCTGAGGTGTGGTGGTTCTATCCGTCTGCAAGCTCTAATGAGAATGATAGGTATGTAGTTTATAACTACCAAGAAGGTATTTGGTTTATCGGAACCTTAGATAGAACAGCTTGGTTAGATCGCGGTATATCTGCGCTTCCTGTCGCCACAGGAACTGACAACTATCTGTTTAACCATGAGGTGGGCGCAAAAGCAGACGGCGCGGCCATGACTTCCTTTATTGAGTCTGGAGATTTAGGTCTTTCAGACGGAAATCAATTTACATATGTAAGCAGGGTTCTTCCAGACCTTAATTTTCGAGATAACAACGTAAACAACACCACCGTAGATTTTATATTAAATGCAAAAAATGCGCCCGGTCAGGCGGCTCAAACAACAAATACGGATACAATCACAAAGACGTCTAACGTGCCTGTTGATCAGTATACAAGTCAGTATCAAACAAGACTGAGAGGCCGTAGTTTTACATTTAAGATCCAGTCAACAGATGCAGATGTATTGTGGCGTCTGGGTATCCCCCGCGTTGATATAAGACCGGA